AGATTCAATGTCTACCAGTTTTTGCTTTGACTTGAGCATCTGCTTCTTGAATGCTTTACGTTCAGCATACATCTTTTCCATCAACTCTGGCATAAACCCTTTGACATCCTTCCTAAACATTGCGCCATTGGCACAAATAGTATAGTCCTTATACATCTCAAAGGTGATCTCTTTGTTTAGGATCTTGTCAATAGTTGCAGAAGGATGTTTCTCCTCCACCAGAGTCTCTGGGGAGATGTTGTACTGCATCATCAGGTGAGGGTACAGGGAGTTCAAGTCAAACGACACCACCCAGTCATAGACTCCTGGGACAGGTTGTTTCACATAGGCACCTTCATATCTCTCAGACTTCTCCGTTCGGTCACGGGGAGGGATAACAATATTCCTCTTCTTCAGGTAGTTGTAGATAATCGTGTCCCACATACGAACTTGAAACATCACGTCCACAAAGTTCACCTTGGCATCATATGCCATGGTCAATGCCAACTCAATCAGTTTCATCTTGTCTTCCAATCGGTCAACAAGTTCTACGTCAACGATGTTGTAATCTACAAACTTCTTCCAGTTACCATTATAGAAGTCCTTAAAAGTATCGAACTCACTGTGATCTAGTTTCTTCTGACCAAGTTCTACCTCGGCAATATAATCCAATCGATAACTTTCTTGGTTTGTGTAGGTAAACTTTTTGTATAGTTCAAGATAGTCCAGTGTGGTGACACCAGCAATATCAAAGATATTGAATTCACGACCATTGATAAAAATAGTTTCATGACTGACGATACCCCATGGTGACATGAGTTTCATCTTCTTGGGACCCATGATTCTTTCAATACGTCCACAGAGATATGGAATGTCATACAAACGACAGTTCCAACCAGTCACAACTTCAGGTGGATTCTGACTCCAATGAAAGAGGAATGAATTGATCATTGCGATCTCATCCTCAAAATAATAATAAGTCACATTATCCTGTGTAGGAGTGTAAGGTTTCCTACCCCAGGTGTGAATCTTCTTGGTAGCATAATCCTGCATGGAGATGGTTAACAACTCCTCAGAACAAGAATCAGGATCTGGGAATCCCTCTTCAGATTTAACCTCAATATCGATTGTCACAAGATTGATCTTCTTGATATCAAACTTGATCTCATCTTCAGGATATTTGTCGGAGATATATTGGAATACATATCGGTCATTACCGAAGATCTTGAATCCATCTACATCTTCATACTTCTTGTAGAATTCTCTACAATCTCTTACTGTGCCTGGTTGAATGGGCTCTACGTTTTCTCCCTCCAGAGTCTTGTACTTGGACTCTTTGTTGGATTTAACGAACAGAGTAGGGGAGTACTCTTCTTTAAATATGACACTCTGTCCGTTTTCATAACCACGAACCAGGAAGTTGTTACCAACGACCTGGACATTTGTATAAAATCGCATTACTTAACCAGGTCTTTGTACTTCTCTACGAGTTTACTATTGGGTTCTACGATAGTCAATATCTTATCGGAGTGAATCATAAAAACATTTTGTTGTGTAATATCAACCATCCAAGGAGTAAGACATCCATCCTCCGATAGAAGAAATGGTTCGATCAACTTACAATCAGGTTCTCCGAGATCAGTTGATACTTCTTCAATCTGAGTCAGTAGAACTTGGTCGTTCGTCAGAATCAGGACTTTCAGGGGCTTCATACTTTTTGATTCCATCTTGATACATGTTTACTAGTTGGTCAACAGGTTCTGTAATGGTTACAACCCAGTCAGAAACCACAGGGATCACCTTTTCTTTTGAGAGAGGCATCCAAGGAAGAAGTTGAATCTTAGAGGGTAGACGAGCACTTCCATCCGTTTCGCTCATCTCACTTACAAGATTTACACGAACAGGATATTTGAGATAGTAACCTACAACCTTTTCTTCAATTACCATCTCCCGAACGTCAGCTACTACATCCTCTCCAGATTTCAGAGTTAAAAGTTTTACACTCATTTTTTTACAAGTTTTCCTAAGATAATTATACCAATAAAAAGGGGAGGTGTCAATGGCTTTTACCATTACCTCCCCGTCTGCGCCGACGATATTCAGTTATATTTAGAGATAATCCTTACGGGTATGATGTTCTGGAACTACCTTTCCAAGTCTGATAACCAAGAGTCCCTCTTCGAAGGTAACTTCCCGTACTTCTGTGTCGTCGGATAAAGTCCACTCTCGTTGAAAACTTCTTTGAGCCAGTCCCTTGTGGATAAACGTCTTGTCTTCTGTCTCAGATTTTTGTCCCTCGACATAAAGTTTTCCATACTCGGTGAAGACATTGACTTCCTCCTTTTTAAAACCTGCTAAAGCAATCTCTAGTAGGGATTCTACATTATTTAATTGAATAAGATTGAAAGGTGGGTAATTCGTTACAGAATGATTAAGAACTCTGTCGAAATAGTCATCTAAACCAATACTATTCTTAGCGATTTTATCCATCAAGGTAGAAAGATCTGCAGCATGATACTTCATGAGATTAGTCATTATGGTAGCTCCTTTAAAAGCGAGTTTGTGTTGTGTGGACCCTTTTGGCATCCAATATTATTTAACTACAAAACGAAAAAAAGAGGAACAGTAAAAACCGTACCTCTTTTTAGGGTGTTCCGACTTGTAGAGTGCCGCACGAATGGCACAAAACTATTTATTCAACGGTTTCGACTTTTCCCTTCTTACCAATGTTGTACTTCTGTTCCAGAGTCCACTCATTCTTATCCTTGTAAGACAGGACTTTAATTTGATTCAGAGGTGCAATATCAACAATAGAGTCTTCATTGAGGATACTAATGAGTCCCCAATCAGAAAGCAACTTAGTAATACGATTCCTACGCTGAACATCATTAATAGTAAGGTTAGCGTATTTCCCATCCAGAGCAAATAACTCCTTGAAGTGAACGATAAAATATTTTCCTTGTTTATGAAGAATATGACAAGATTGATACAGCTTCTTTTCCTTTCTAGAAGCAACACCAATACGAGTCAAAGTCTCTCTAACCTTGAGAAAATCATCAGGTTCATTCAGTTTGATCTCGACCATTTTGTCTTGAGACCAAGTAACCTGAGGTTCAGCTGTCTGTGTCATTTTGTACCACCAGTATCAAGTCGTTGTTTGATAAAATCAATTTGTTCATTAGATAGAATTTTCAGAACTTGAGATGCTTTTTCATTATTATAACCATAATAACGTTTTACATACTCTAAATCTGACACTTTCTCCTTTCTTAACCAAGGAGAAAATCTCTTCTTCTTTCTCAAAATATTTATATAAAAGTTATATTGCATATCTTTGTCTAAGAAATGATACCTATTCATTTCATTAGCAAACATCACACAATCAAGGTGTCCCGAAAGACATTTGTTAATAATATATGGTGGATACTCTCGTGAAAGAGTAGGATCTTCATCAAGGATATTCTCCTTGGTGAAGTTAATAGAATTCAGCCAATCCTTAAGTTCCATAACAAAATAAAAATTCTTTTACAAATTTTTCAGACCTCTCTTCTCCGAAATTGCTCTTGAGATAACCAGCAACTGGATCGAGTTTGGTCATGTAATTATCAAAATCTCTGTACTCAGACGTATCCGTACCAGAGGGTTTTTTACATTCTAACATATCTTTGTACTTAGACAGATATGTCTTGAATATATCAAGATGATCATCCACCTCTTCAGAAGTACATTTTGCAATGTATAGATTATCAGAGAAATGATTTCCTGGTTCAAAGAAACGAATGCCACCTTCACACTTTGGAAGACCATCTACAGAGAAACGATAGTTCTCTACAGGATGTTGAAAGTCAAAAGTAATCACCACTTTCTTAGGAAAAAACATCATCAAGTCCATACCCAAACATGGAAGATTTTCTCCCGTCTTAGGATAGATGATAGTGTTATAGATACAGGTTTTCTCATTCCAGATCTCAACTTCTCTGGACTTGAGAATATATTCATCATTATATAACTTGGCAGAAAGGTTTAGATTTTTACCTTCCCAGTCTGCCCAGTCACAAATATTTTCCATATTGGGAAAAGTTTCCCACAGAACTTTCTTATAGTTCTTCCAAACATTATTCATCAGAGAATAAGTTTTTTACTTGGTGTTTGAATTGGAGAAAACATCTCCTCATATTTTTCTACCAGTTCGTCATTCACATTTGCGATATAAACGATCCACTTCTTATTAATCTCCAACTCTTTCTCCTCACGTTTGAGAAGAGGTGAATAAGGAGCAAATCCAAGTTGTCCGTTACCCTGATTAAAGGCAACGATAGGGTTCATTAGGACAAGGGTCTCCTCTTTATCTTCAAGAACATCAGCAACTACATCCTCACCTGAGGACATTCGAATAACTTTCACATTCATTTTAAATCTCCATTACTTAAACTGGCATTCCACCATTATCTCTGTCAAACATGCCAACATATTTATTTCTTGGTCGGCAACGAAAGAACTCTGATACTGATACTTTGCAATAATTAGAACAGCAGCAGCGATCCCACTACCATCCAACTTAGAATAAATTCCATCGTAAACACTACGAAGAAGAACATGAGCATCGTTATCAAGATTATCAACGACCCACTTCCTCACTTTAGAGAAATCTTTGTCCTTTAGACTCTTAAATAACTCATCGGTTTTAACATTTGTGAAGGCGGCAAGAATACCAGTATCAATCTTACCACTGACAGAATAACGTTGAAGTTCATTCAAAACACGTCTCCAGTCAGGGAAATGTTTCTGAATGAGTTCTACCAAGACCTTGTTATCATATTCAACACCTTCTGTATCCAAGATTTGTTGGAGACGTGTGAAGAACTTTCCTGCAAGGGACTGACGCTCTTTTCCTTTGATGGAGAAGTCAACGACTGCACAACGGGAGTGGAGGGGTTCAATAATTTTGTTCTTGTAGTTACAGGTAAAGATGAATCTACAATTACCAATAAATTCCTCAGTAAACGCCCGTAGACAGAGTTGTACATCTGGGGTTGTGTTATCTGCCTCATCAATGATGATGACTTTGTGTTTAGCAGTTGACGAAAGTGATACGGTCGAAGCAAAGTTTTTCGCATTGTTTCGGACAGTATCAAGGAATCGACCTTCGTCGGATCCATTGATGACATAAAAATCTACCCCCAGTTCATTACAGAGTGCTTTTGCTACGGTAGTTTTACCACAACCAGGTGGACCAGAAAGAAGAAGATTAGGAACCTCACCTTTCTCTACAAATTTTTGGAAAGTATTCTTGATTCCATCAGGTAGAATACAATCCTCAATAGTCTGGGGTCGATAAGACTCAACCCACACAAATTCATTACGACTCATCAGGTTTCCTCAAATAAAAAGATCCATCACCTCTATCAATCCATTCTAACACATCACCTTCTTTCCAACCAAGTTCTTCCATCATTTCTGGTGGAAAAGTGAGAATACCATCCTCATCAATAGTTAATGTTGTTTTCATACCCATTCTGGTTTCCTTGATGGTATACGTAGGTAATTATCCTTTACCCAAGGTTTAGAAGAAATATACATCTTATATGCATCAAATGTAGAAATACTAGTATCAAACTTGTACTCCTCAGGCATTGCTCTCACAAATGGAGTTGTCTCCTTTCCACTACGACCTTGTGGATCTGCTGTGGGAAAAATTTGTTTTGCAACAATTAGTGTTTTAAAACAAGTATGGTGTTTTCCATACCTCAGTTTGTATTCATCACACAATGCAATTCCATGTTGAATCAACCACTGCCAGTTGTTCACAAATTCACTTGCCCATTTTGTACAGGGATGATTACGGAATGCACCTTTTTCAGTACTGTAAGGTGTTCCATCTGCTTTAGGTAAAGTTCCAAATCCATGACCCCACTTATCAGAAGCAACGATAGAGAGCATCTGACAAGTCTCTAAGGGCATTTTGACAATATGTTTGTCAGGTAAGACCCTTGCGCTCTCCCACGGATTCGAAGAAGTCACGAAGATATTCATCAGTAAAAAATTGCATAAGATAAGACACACCCCAGTCTAATGTACCAGGTGGAAACACGTCAACGTTTTCCTCAAGAATTTTTTTGGCATCAAGAAGTCTTTGCATACCACAAACTTGTGCAGATTCCTTTGAGATTTCCATAAACTCTTTATAGTCATCTTCATTGTTGTGTTTGACGCCACTTACATAAAGTTCTCTTGCTCTACGTAATATTTCTTCTGTATTGGGTTTGAAGGTAATTGTTTCTTCTTTAAGAGGAATAGTCATGTTTTTCATACATGACATACTAAACTTCATAACCTCTCGTGTTATTTCAACAGAAAAGGAATCTTCAGTCTGATCACGAAATGAATGCTGAATGATACCATTTGTACATTCCATGACCCTGAGAATAGCAATCTTGTTTAGTTCACTATCAGTTAATTCATTGAATTTTTCTTTCCAGTTGGTCATGATAAGGGTCTCGTAAATTGTTCACTTACTATATCAGTGGCACACATCATATCATACATGTAAGTCACTGCTGCCCTTGGGACAGTATGGTCTCCACAAGTAAAGACATCGCATACTGCCATACCATTTTCTGGCCAAGTGTGAATACTAATATGACTCTCCGCAAGAAGAGCAAT